GAAATTCCCCTGAGACTCAGGACCCCAAAGTAGCAGAAGAGAATGACCCATAGCGTCAGCAGGCGTCGAGACAGCTGCTGTGAGAAAGTTAGCACCTTCAAGATAGGAAGAAGCAAGACCATGGGTGTACCAACTCGTAACAAAAGCTGTGCCAGTAAGCCAGCCACCAATGGCAAGATAAGCAGTGGGAAGAAGTAGGAGTCCAGACCAGCCCACAAAGACAAAGCGATCCCGTTTAACCCAGTCGTCCAAGACATCGAACCACCCCCTAGTTGGTGTTGTTAGTGTACTTGTAGTCATTTTTATTTACCTTAGTTATTAAGTTCCAAAAAGAATTTTGTTTGATCTACTGGCAATTTTGATGCCGGATCGTAGATAGATGAATCGCCATAAGTTTTATGATCTTTATATCCAACCATACGACCTTTAGTATTTTGAAGTGCTGCCATCATAGCAATAATGAGAAAGATTGCTGGTGGTCCTATGATAAGGGCACCACCGATCACGTAGTAGGTGAGCAGTTCGATTAGATCGTGAGACATAAAACTTTACATTATTAGGGAAAAAAATACCCCGAATTTTTTTCGGGGTATTATAGAATCAACTATTGGATTTTGGAATCAACCAACAGAAGGAGCAATCAAGGCCACAGGTGTGGACTCAGCTGCTGCAAGATCCAGCGGGAAGTTGTGCGCGTTGCGCTCGTGCATGACTTCCATGCCGAGACCGGCACGGTTGAGCACGTCTGCCCATGTGTTGAGGACACGTCCTTGTCCGTCGAGGATGGACTGGTTGAAGTTGAATCCATTGAGGTTAAATGCCATGGTGCTTACGCCCAGTGCGGTGAACCAGATTCCAACTACAGGCCATGCTGCGAGGAAGAAGTGCAGTGAACGTGAATTGTTGAATGAAGCATATTGGAAGATCAAACGACCGAAGTAGCCATGTGCTGCAACGATGTTGTATGTTTCTTCTTCTTGTCCGAACTTATAACCATAGTTCTGGGATTCAGTTTCAGTCGTCTCACGGACGAGTGAAGATGTAACCAAAGAACCGTGCATTGCACTGAACAGTGAACCACCAAAGACACCTGCGACACCCAACATGTGGAAGGGATGCATCAGAATGTTGTGCTCTGCTTGGAAGACAAGCATGTAGTTGAATGTACCAGAGATGCCAAGTGGCATTGCGTCAGAGAATGAACCTTGACCGAAAGGATAGACCAGGAAGACTGCCGATGCTGCTGCTACTGGAGCAGAGTATGCTACACAGATCCATGGACGCATACCCAAGCGGTATGAAAGTTCCCATTCACGTCCCATGTAGGCAAAGATGCCGATCAGGAAGTGAAAGATTACGAGTTGGAAAGGACCACCGTTATACAGCCACTCATCAAGTGATGCGGCTTCCCAGATGGGATAGAAGTGAAGACCAATTGCGTTGGAAGATGGAACAACTGCACCAGAGATGATGTTGTTGCCATACATGAGTGAACCAGCTACGGGTTCACGGATGCCGTCGATGTCCACAGGGGGAGCAGCGACGAAAGCGACGATGAAACAGATGGTTGCTGCCAACAGAGTTGGAATCATCAGTACGCCGAACCAACCGACATAGAGGCGGTTATTGGTAGAAGTTACCCACTCGCAGAACGAATCCCACGCGGAGGTTTGTTGTTGCCTTGAAAGAGTTGTTGCCATTGTTTTGAACAAAAAAGTAAGATCATCAGGGAGATGATGGTTTTACTATTTCCCAGACACCCTAAGTCAGGGATATGAAAGACGTTTTTATACACCCTAGAGGTCTTGGTTTGTGGGGTGTTAAGAAGCGTTAAGAAATGTGTTGGTTCCTTAACTTGCTGACCTATTTATTATAGCAGGTTGTGCTATGTCCGTCAACCCCTGAAAGATGAGTGATTATACTCAACTAGTAAGAGGGGTCTTCCGAACTGAGATCAGTATAGCACGTTTCTACCTCCCAGTGCTTCCAATCTACCTCTCTTTTTGCGATCATTTGTTCCAGTTCCTCAACTGTCATACAAACCTTGACAGGTTCATTAGTTTCTTTCTCATAGATGTGAAACATTTGATTTGTTTTCATGTTAATGTGAACCATCCTGTTGATATGTATTTTGTTTCTGTAAGTGATACCAAACCTTTATGGGCATGTGTCCAATACGCGGGGAAGATAGCAAGTCTACCAGTTTTTGCTAGTATTTTCAAATCATACTTTGTAAAGTATGTTGCACCACCATCAGCGATATCATTTAAATATAAAGTCCACCCCAGCACACGACTTGAAGATGCAGTATCATGTTCACAATGTTCTCCAAAATATCCTTGGTTAGGTTTATACTTCTGTAGAGTGTAATAGATATCGTTTTCAATACCACTAACTAAACTTGCAATATTGTAAGTCTCAATATATTTAATTATATTATGCTTCAACTGAGGAAAAATAATTTGAGATATTTCACATTCGGAATTGAATTGCAGGGAAATATCTGTCGAATTTTTAACTCTAGTATCTATTAATTTATTATTACCACACTCTCCAGGGAATTGTTTTTCTGTTGATTTTTCAAACCAATCTATAATAGTGTTACACTGTGCAGTAGACAGCACATTATCATAAACATCAATAAAAGTTTCCATACATTTAGATAATAAAAAAGGGACCTTCTGTTATGTGGCAGAGGTCCCTTTAAGGGGCGACGATATGTCTTTATTTATTTAATTTGTAGGTGCCATGACAGGAGTCATGATACCGCCATCACCTCCACCATTATCATCATCAGATTCTTTGATAAGATATAATAAAAAATTTGCTACCATGAATCCAACTACTAATGCTAGAAAGTTACTGGTGTCCATTTACCATACTCCTGGAATAATTTGTCCTGTGGTTGCATAAGTTCCAACAGCGATGATGAAACCAAGCATTGCTAGACGTGAGTTGAGGATCTCTGCCTCAGGTGTGAATCCGAATTTCATTTGATTTGCTCCTGTGATTTGTTGTAGATAATAACTCTGCCATTTTCGTGAGTGAACGTTAGTTCATCATCATGCCCCCAGCAGAGTTCTTCGTATAGGGCATTCAGTTTCTCCATGTCTTCATAGAGAGCGTTAGGATTTGTCATCTTCCTCCTTAACTTCCCAAGAACCACCTACACCGCCGTCCATGTTGACAACAATGTCTGGTGTCTTTGAATGATGAGGTTCGTGTGGTCTATCCATGGGTTGAGACTTAGTGTCATCATTTCTAGATAGATTTTTAAGGACGATGAACGCATCCTTATTATATTTGCGAGTACCGTAAGGGGTTGCCCACTTTTTATTGTACTCCTCACCTTGGTGGATACCAGAAACTACTGTACCACCGATCTCAATTACGATATTGTCATCTCTGACATTCCAACCAAGGGTTGCAATCGTATTCCAAAGTTCATCCTGTGTAAGATTCATCAATACAAACTCTCTTCTTGCTCGGTCAAGACTACACAATCACTAGTAGGATAAGACACACAGGTCAGAATAAATCCCGACTCCATTTGATCGTCATCCAAAAACGATTGATCGCTTTGATCAACAGATCCACTCTCAAGTTTACCAGCACAAGATGAACAAGCACCAGCACGACAAGAGTAATTGATATCTACACCTGCTTCTTCAGCAGCGTCAAGGATATACTGATCGTCCTCACATGTGAAAACAGATTCAGTTCCATCAGGTGCCTTAGCAGTGATATTAAAAGCCATTAGTATGTTTCAGAAAGTTGTTCTATAGAATATGCCAGTGCTACTAAGAACACGACACCTACCATTGTAAAGAATGATGCCGCCATTGTCAAGCTACTCCAAAAAAGAAGTTGCCTGTGATGGCATATGACAGGAAACCAGCAATAATGCCGAGCATTGCCCAGCGACCATTTGCTTTTTCAGCACGGTCAGCATGAGTCTCATACCCATAACGCTCTGCTTCTGTGGGATCTACATACATGCGGGGTTCTGTAGCCCACATGTTTGTGCGTCCACCATCTTCTGTTGTTACGGTCATGATACGTTTCGTAATGAATCTTTACATAGTATATAGCAATCGTTAAGATCTGTCAAGCCCCACCCCGAGCATAAATAAATATGGATCCTAAATGAGAGTGATATGAAAAAGTTATTACCACTCGCAATGCTACTGATGACCGCTTCTGCAGCAAATGCAGGCGGACTTGTATCAAAACATTCTTCTAGTGTGCAACTGACTGTTGAATCTGCTAGATCTACTGCTACAAGAGTAGGTAATTCCTATAGTATTTCAGGTAGTGGTATTAATACTACTGATGGTACTACAGCAGGAACTATTTCTGCTGGTGCTATCACCAGTGGGGTCTATTCCCCTGGAACTATCTCAGCAACTCAAGCAACTGCTGGAAATGCTTTTACATATAGCACCTCGTTTACTCAAGGTGATGCAATCCCAACTGCTGCTGCCACTACAGGTGATATTCCTAACTTCAGTAATGTAACTTCTTACACTGCTGGTGTTGCTGGTTCTCTAGCAGGCACTGTAAATACTTCAGGTGCTCTAACCGTGACGGCTGGTGGTGCTGGTACGACAGCAACGGGACAATTCGTAAGTGAGATCACTGTCATTGACTAGGAGTGTTAGAGATGACCCGTTTTGGAAAGACAATATCTTGGTCTGTGATGTCTGTGGTGGGTGCAAGTGTCATACTTGCTCCTGTCATGGCGGTCCCCGTGGTCCCAAATTTCACCCAGGGATCAATGACCTCAAGAACGGAAACGACGCAAAAGATAACTGAGACCATCAATTCGATGGACTATAACACTGGGTATCAGTATTCTGCTACTGGTTCTGGTGTATCAGCATCTGGTAATTTATCACCACAACCAGGTGCGACTAATGTAACTATTAATGGAGTGACTTCATCATGGACTGGAGTAACAAGCAAACCACAATTCACACAAACAGTACCAGGAGCAGCGTTTCAGTTCACAGAAACTTATCGCGGACCTGGTTTAAGCAATCAAACAATTATTCAAAGGGTAACCGAGGTCGAAAGTTTCACCGATACAACAAGTATCTTCTCTCAATAACATTATTATTTGCTAATCCTTCTTATGCTGAAACTGTTGGTGGTGTGTCTGCTACTGCTAATCCTGTGGCTAATAGTTCAGGCTCAGTTACCAACCAAGCCATTCAGGTTTTACAAGGACCATATATTACAAACACGTATGGAGGGGGGATTCAATGTCAGGGTCCCACTCGCAATTTCACACCGTATGTAACAGGAAGTGTCTCTGCTTCTAAACCATATGAACCTTACTACGATGACCCAGTATATGATGTCACCGATAACTTTGGTGCCTTCAATGATGATGGAGAACCAGTAGGCGATGGCGTCTTAGATAATCCTGGTGATGTAAGTTTCTTTAAACGAACTAGAACAGGACAGAAAGATAACTATAGTTTAGGTGTAGGTTTCTCTATGACATGGAGCACACCTATAGATAAAAATTTACAAGATCTGTGTAAGAAAGCAGCATCAACACAGATAGGATTAACTCAACAGTTAACTGCCAATAAAAGATTAGATTTTGAGATAGCTCGTTTGAAAAATTGTGGTGAGTTGAAGTTAAAAGGAATCCAATTCCATCCCAGGAGTCCTTACTATAAAGTATGTGCTGATGTTGTGGTAAACAATCCACCAGGACATAAGCATCCACATGTACATTCTATCCCTTCGGTTTCAGTGCCGACTTCAGCACCCGAATCGCCTTTGTCCTCTCGCGCTGAAGATCTTGGCGCTCCTTTAGGGACAGAATAGGAACTGTCTTACCTCTAATCGCAGCAATCTTTTTAATAACTTTTTTAACCGTTGGTTTGACTACTTTCAATAGTAGATCTGCCAGCGGTTTTGCTAATAGTGCTGATGTTGTAGCGATGACAGCAATACCACCAACGGATGCTACCTGTCCACCACTAGGAAGACCAGCAATAATTTGTTGAGGTAGACCTACTGCTTCTGTAATCTGAATACATTCATTACCAGTTAGTTTGTATTCAATAACTTTTTTTCTATATCCTTGTACGTATGTACCAACAGGTTCCTTTGCTTCCTGTGCTGGTGTCGGACATTCTACGACAGCACTAGCAATAGGTGGTGTGTTTGTTTTTGGTGGTGGTGGCACTTCAGGTGAGTCAGGAGAATTGGTTCCGCCAACAACAGGAGGACCAGTCAGAATCATCTGGTTTGGTTCATAAGAAATAGGGCTAAAATTGGGAACCCCAGAATCGCAATACGTAACCAAACCATTGGAATCATCCTCTCTTAATTGATTATTTTTAGCACTATTAGTTTCAGTCGCTTCAACACATCCTGGTATATCAACCACAGGCACGCCAATGTTTACAACTACTGGAGATGCTAGTGGTAGTGATGTTGAAGTGTTATTAAAGTCATAGGTACGTATATCATTGATTTGAATATCTCTAATGCTGATATCGCCGCCTGTAATAATAGGTATGTCCATTAGCAATCATTAAATACTGTGCCAACTGTAGAACCAAGCGTAGACCCTGCCTTCTGTCCTAGAAGCAGTGCCCATCCGCCTGCCAACCAACCCACGTAGGGGATGCTAGCAAGAGCAGGAACAGCAACTCCAGCAGCAAGGGCACTACCTGCCATCGCACCTTGTGATCGTGCTCCAGCGTCCGCCACGAGACACTCTGCTTCTTTTGCAGTCAACTTTCCCTCATCATCTGTTGCACCTCCCAGATTTCTGGTGCCTTCACGGGTGAACTGATCACGACGCCATTCATTTCTAACTTCAGATCCACCACCAAACAATCCTCGCTTCTCTTTATCAACATCTAGAGACCTTTCAGACTCTAAAATCTTAGGATCGTCAGCACGAAATTCAATTTCATAACCATCCTTACCTGCCTTAATCTTATAAGAAGAATAAGGACCACGAGGGATGTGAAATGTAGGAGGTTGGAGCACAGGTTCAGGTTCTTGCCTAAAAACATATCCAAGCAGACCTATATGTGCTACAACAAATACTCCACCAACTGAAGCGGCGACGATCTTAAGTTTATTCATGGTTAGAATGGCATAGTGGGACTAGGCATAACAGGACCAGTCATCTCAGGGACTCCTGGAATAGCAGCATCTACCAGTGATGGTAGTGCTTCTGTAATTGCTTCAGTGATAGCAGCAGTTACTCTCTCCCTTGATTGCTCGATTAATGTATCCTTTTGAACGTAAAGATAAGCACCACCCCCTAAGACAGCTAAAGAAACTAAACCAGATAATAACGCGACACCATTAATCAATTTTTGCATCTTTCTTCTCCAATGTAGGTGCTTGTTTTTGTTCGTCCTTCTTCCTAGAGGGAAGGACACCAAAAGTCGCAAGCGTTCCCGTGAAGACGCTGGCGATAAAAGTCGGATCGATGTTTTTTTGAGGAATACCAGGAACAGTTACATAATTAAGGGTCAGAATTGCTGCTGACCAACCAAGAATAATAACTCGGACGAGAGTTGATACACCCTCATCCGCCCACTCAAATTTGTTTTCCTTTTTGGCTTCCTCTTTCTTTGGATTTGATTCCATGAGTAAAGAGTAAGGCTCAAGTATTTATGCTTGTGCCTCTGTCCAAGAGATACGTGCGTCAATTTTAGCAGCACTACTACCAATGTTAGTAACCCTAATTCCTACAATTTCAGGTCCATCAGGGAAAATTCCAGATGGGTTTGGCGCAGATGTAAATTCATAGTTGTCAGTACCACCACCCAAGATAGAGTTTGAGATTTCTTTAACATCAGATAGACTATAACTTTCTGGAATAGCATTACCATCTGATCCACCAGCATAGAATCCGTAAATAACTTCCCCACCGATAAAGTCAATATTAGATTGACCATTCATATTTGTATACTCTGCTAATGATGTACCACCAACAGGCAACCAAGGAACAGTAGCAGTTGGAATTGGATTCAATACCAGTTCAACAAAAAACTGACCCTCTGATAGCACGTCCATACTACGTAAAATCAACTGCATTCTATTAACAAGTTCTCTTTTGCCAAAAGAACCAATGATTCCATTATCAACTGATGGTGCTAATCTTACCGCAAGAACAGAACGTTGCTTATTACCTCCTGTACCGATAGATCTTCTTAATCTAGTACCAATCGTATAAACATATGCTCTATCTTCATTGAAAGTACCATCCATAATAACAGATGAACCCCAGTGTGAGATCTGTGGAACAACTGTCGCTTGCAATAGTTCTACACTTACTGGTTGAGTCTCATCATAGTTAAATGTTTGTGCAGATGCTGAACCAAGAGGACAGAAAATAAGACCAGTTGGGTTTGAACTTATTACTGCCTTACTCAATTCAATAGTTGTACCGACAATAGAATGAACATAAGTATCTGCTGGAACGCCACTTCCAATAATTCTTTGTCCTACTTGAATACCAGTAGCAGAATTTACAGAACCACTTGATTGTCCTATTGACATGGTTAAATTTACACCGGTAGCACCTGATTGTTCTCTAGTACAACCAGTAAATTTTCCGGAATATGCGCGTGATAATGGTGATAAAGCAGAACCAATTTGATTATCTAAAGCTTTACCTGTCGAAGATCCCTGAACCTCAGTAATCTGAAATGTTGTTGCACTAAAAATAGAAGCAACATAATATGTTTTGTTCGCAACAATATTAGAGAATGGAGTATCAAATCTAATCGTTTGCTGTCCTCCAGGACTCAATCCAGTAGTAGATGGTACTTCAATTAAATTTCCAGTTGAAACATTAATAATATCTTGAACAAATTCCTCTTTTCCGGAGTATGTTAGATATTCCTGAACACCACCCGTACCACTAGTTGTTCTCTTAAGACGAAGAACTCCAGCATCAGGGAAACTTGTTGTAGCATCAGCAACAAATAGTGTAGTGTCCGAATTGGAAACTGTTTTTGTAGTTGTGGTTGATGGTGGAATAGTATTAACTTCATAACGAGCTGGTAAATTACCAGATCTCATATATGCTTCAGTGTTTTGGTTGTTATTGGGAATTTTATGTACATAAATTACATTACCATCGAGAGCACGGAATCCCCAGCGGATGAAACCAGCACCATACCAAGAGTAGTCCATGTAGAGCATCTGCATCTTGGTTGTATCAATAGTATAACCAGACTTACCAGATCCATCACAACGATCCAAGTTCCAGTCTGATTGCCTCCACTCAGTTTCAACAGTCTTAGTAATAATTAAATTGTTAGAAGCGAGTTGTCCATCATCATTAGGACCACGATAGTCTGGGAAAATAACAAGTTGAGTATCAGAAATAATACCATCAACACGATAAGAAGAACCACGAATAACAATGTAATCACCAGGAGTTAATTGCTTACTAAACTTCGTACTCTGTCCATTTGCAGCGGTAAAACTAGAAACAAGTGTGCTTCCATAAGCAACCGATGCTCTCCCAGATAATTGATATGTAGAACATCTACGTACTAAACTAAGAATACCACTAGAATATCTAAAGAAGATACCATTTTGTTGGTCTTGCATGCCAATTTCTAGGTTTGTTCCATACCCACTAACAGGAGTAATAGTATACTCACCACCAGCAGTAGTATTCGATGGAGTAGTGGATGTTATATACTGAAAAGTATAAGGATCAATTACATTAGTGACAGTAAATACACCATTATAAGAATTATCGTCTACACCCCGAACATCAATGCTCACGTCTCTAGTACAGTTGTGTGCATCTGCTGTTACTACAGTAATAGTAGTACCAGACGAAGTAATACTATCGACATTTTCAATAGCAGGTTCTAGAATAGAACCAGTGGAGAATGACACACCTTTACCAGACTGATATCGGAAGTATCTCTTGGTCTGTCTAATTGCCTGATTATTTTTAGAAAAAGTATTTGTAGAAAATTTTACACCACCGTCAAATGATCTGTGGACAGAAGAACCCTGTGGTCTTGGATATAATTTTTTAGTACCACTATTGATACCACCTGATGGTGATTGAGATGGAAAATAATAAAAACTAGTTGGACTATCTACTCTAGCAACAGTCCAAGATCCATTAACATTAGTACCAGAAGATCCAGCAATAGCAATTTCATTACCAACTTCTAAACCATGTGCCTGAGAACAGTCAATTTTAAGTGACCCAAGCATTACTCCAGTTCCATTGGAAATAGTAAGACTTCCACCAATACTAGATCCTGTGTAATGAACTCCTGTATATAATGCTGTTCTAGCACTCTGCCAGATACCACCAGATCCAATAGTCCACTCAGACTTTGCTGTGTATGTAAAATCGGTAGAACCGGAAGTACTGTCTACAATAAACACACCGTTTGCAGCAGGGAATGTTGTATCTTGAATATAAACAGCTGTTCCAGCAGCAGGTCTAGTAGAAACATTAGTATTTACAGATACTAAAATTTCTCGTGAACCTTGTGTTGCCTGAACGTCAGTAATAACAATAGGATCTTGAGACTTGTATGCGAATGGGTTGTTGTTAATCATCGACAACGCTTCCCACTTGGTATCCTGAGTACCATACTCGAAGTCAGTATCAATCTGAGATTGTGGTTGTGATACTTTAGATTTGTTTACAGCATCATGATATGTTTCCGATGGTTGAATGGTCTCTTCAAAGTCATCATAAACAATTTGAAGTTTGTCTGAATCAGACATACTTGATGTATCATATTCTAATACTACTCTAGTCGTGGTGACATTACGAATATCAGTTTGAATAGTATAAGTACTAGCAGTAAGTTCCGGGTCAGAGAAATTATAGATTACTTTGTTAGCATTAACATTAGTAATGAGAATTAACTGCTCTCTTTGAATACCACCGGGGATGATAACTTCACGCGCTGAAGCATCAAACAGGTAGTAGTTACTCTTAATGGATTTCCTTGCCATTACCTATGTTCCTCGGAATATTATTATGCTCTATCTATTTATCAGACACCGTACTTAGTACGGGTAGCATTATAGTTCTTAGAGATTTCAGTTGATGTTAATACATCATTATAGATACGAGCTTGTGCAATTCTACCTTCAAAAACTCTATCTGCGTATCCGTCTGGTCTTCCACCTATCGCCAAATTAGATTGATTATTAGGATCTATTGGTGAAGTGGTTTGATCAACTTGTTCTGTGCCATTTACATAGATTTTATATGATGTTCCATTATGAACAAGCACAACATGATAGTAAGTATTCAAACTCAATTGATATTTTTTGTCATTAGATTCTTCAATTCCTTGAGCACCACCAAATCCAAGTCTTCCAGAAGTGTCAATACCAAAACACCATTTAGTAGATTCAACTGATCGATGACAACTCATAATTCTTCTAGGGTATGCGTCAGTTGGACCGCCTGTAGGTGCCGAAAAATCTGTTGGATAGATCCATGCTTCTGCTGTAAAAGTTTGACCAATCGTTGATGCAGGAAGGGTGGTTTCCAGTCTACCATCTACTCCATCAAAATCAAAGTGTCCATCACTATTGAATGTAAGACCACTAACAAGTGTGCCAGGGTAAGAACTACTTGAGAGGTTCTTTACTGTGGTTGGTGGTGTGATAGCAGTTCCATATGTTTGGACGTGTCTACCAACGGTAGTGCCCACTTCCATTTGAGCACCATATACTTGAAAACCTTCTTTCCTTGTGTGTACATCTCCAAGTATTTCACCAAGATCTAGATATAATCTTATTCCGCTATCGTCCGTTGCTGGAGTAGTTGCCACTACTAATCTCCACCATCCACCACCATAAGGTATCATACTTGCTGATGATACGCTCCCCATGGTTGTTAAGTCCGTTACCACTGTGCCTGTAGATAAATTAAATTTGATTCTGGTATTTCCTGTGCCAGCTGTTGTCCATGGAAGTCCGCTAGAACCCCAATGAACAATATCATAATTTATTGCCTTAACAAAGATGCTAAAAACATATGGTTCTCCTGTTAGACTCGTTGGTTGTAATGGGTTGGAATCAGGAGCACTTATAAGTCTGGTCTTTATATTTGGACCACCACCTGAAAGATACTGAAATGCATTGTTAGATCCGAAAGGATCAGCAACTCTTTTTCTAGTGAACACACCTATTCTTGACCAAAAAAGACCCTCAGCTATGACATCAGCATAGACAATTGATTCGGGAATTAAATTCTCAGCACGATCATAGGTTGCTCTGTTTCCAAAGTCATAGTTCAGAAGCAGGTTGCTATCAATTACAATATCATCAGAAGTAATCCTAGATGCTGTATTAGGTGCTTCGTTGATATACTTAGACTTGGTAGCGTTGTAGTTTTGGAATACTTGTGTTGGTGTTAGTGCTCTTGGATAGATACGAAACTCTCCAATTCTACCATCCAAAAATCTGGTTCCAGATGACACACCAAGTTTCTGAGTGTTAACACCAGAGAAAGTGAAGTCATGATTACCAGCAAAGGTGTCAGCAGACTGCACATTAACTCCATCAACATATAGTTTAGTTTGAAACAACTTGTTTGAACTATTAATATGTGTTCCAACATAGTGGTGCCATTCTCCAGTGGAATGTCCCAGACCAGGAGGATTTCTCATGCCAAGATCTTGTCCACTATCTTTTCTAACAACGAAACGACCACCTACAGTGCCATCAGTAGTGCTACCAGCAGATAATAGAATAGCAGCACTTGTAGTGTCAGATGTCACTTCAAATATACTACATTCATTTGTCAAGGCATCTACCCAACACCATCCTTCAACCGTGAAGTCAGAATTACTAGCAATCAACGGCGTTGTCCCTAGATCAATAGTGTCATTCGTTCCATCAAACTCCCAGTATCCATCAGCATTGAGAGTAGCACCATTTACTGTGCCATCATTACCTTTACCTGATTGATCTAAAGCTGTGTATGTAGTAATTGTAGTATTAATATCTTCGCCATCACTAGGAGTTTGATCTGCTGTCAATGTAGATGGAAATGATCTTCCAGGGCCCCAAATAATACGAACAGCACCTCTACCTGCTTCAACACTTCCTCCAACAGCAGCACCACCTCCATATAAACCACCAGAAGATACATTACCATTAGCGTCAGTTCCTCCATCACTGCCACCCGAACCGCCAAATCCAGGTTGATTGAGTCCGCTACCACCACCAGCACCTGAAGCACCCTCACCATAAAGTCCTACACCACCACCGCCAGCACCACTACTGGCGGAGAGATTTTTGCTGCCACCACCTCCACCGCCGCCACCAGATCCAGTACCTCCAGAGTAAGTAGTAGATGATGTGCTCAATGACCCCATGGCACCATCACCACCATCGCCAGAGTAACCACCAGCACCACCACCACCACCGTGGCTTTGATTCTGGTAACCGCCACCAGTACCACCAGAACCACCAGTTCCTGTGTCAACAGTTCCTCCAAGACCACCTCTACCAGATGAACCAGATGAACCAGTGGATCCAGATTCTCCACCGTTTGCCCTACATAAAATTGTAGCACCTCTCTTAAGATCTGAATGTCCTGCCGCAACATAGCCGGACCCGGCTGTGTATCCACCCCAAGTACCAGCCTCTACTGTCAATGCTTCACCAGGAGTAACGCTTATATTATTCACATAAGCTAAAGCTCCACCACCACCACCTCTACGGTTGTCACCAGTTCCAGCATTAGAACCTCCACCAACGCAAACAACACTTACTGAAGTTACACCAGTAGGAACAGTCCAACTGAAAGATCCAGTAGTTGTGAATTCTGCCTGACCTACATAATCACCAGAAGTAGTTACTTCAGTTTGAATACTACTAGCTTCTGTTCCAAGATTCATTTCTGGGAAGTCAGCAGGTCTAATAGCAGGACTACCACTGTACTCAAAGCTATCAGGACCATCCATCTGTCTCCTCTTGTTAGAGACATGAGTAGCAAGGTCATCAAAGACTAGTTTGTTAGCAGTAAATGGATAAGTAATTAGATCACTTGTGTCATTCCTCACAGAACCATCTGATAGTCTACCAATAGTATCTCCCGCATTAAGAATCTCGTAGTCAATAGTTGTTCCTGTTCCATCTTCATATTGGAATGCACCAAGACCATTGCCAGAACTACTTACTTTACCAAAAGTATATGCATCTGGTGTTCCAGCAAATCCACTTTCAGTTTGATCAGTATACATGAAGTAGTAAAATGATGCGTCAGCATCTAAACAAATATTATCAAATGTATCAGAATTATTGTTAGAACTAACCATAGTTCTTCGGAAGACTAGTCTGCCATCCTTTGCATACTTACTCAGTACTCCAGACTGATCTCCATTGTATTCATAATTTCCAAAGACAATGGTTTGTTCAGTCTCACCATCAGATTGTACTTGAAGATGGGATAACGTACCAACAGATTGATTAGTTTTCTTCTGCCATATCATATTACCTGCAGCAGTATACTTTACAAGATATCCATTAGTATCATCATTTGCAATAACATAAATCTGATCTTTACTGTCAATAAAAACATCTGTGCATTTTAAGTCTACGCCAGAACTTAATGTTCTGTCCCACATAATATTACCAGTGGCAGTGTCAATCTTAATAATATATCCTTTGTCTCTAGTATCGTCTTCTAGATATCCAACAGCAACAACATGTCCTTGGTTATTGGCATCAATAGCAATAGTAGTAACCTCTCTACCCAACATGAAAGCTTGCTTACCCCAACCAGGGTTTCCATTTTGATCAAAACTCTCTATAAATGCTTGCGTATCAGTAGCAGTTAAAGGTGTTCTACCACAAGCATAATATTTTCCATAACTATCCGATGCAACATCAAAATATTCTACATCAGCAGAGTTGGTTGTTGATGACCACGCAATTGCACCGCCATTAGTATACTTTGCAATCCAAGGAACTGTTCCTGTTTTACCAACAACAATTAGATTGTCATTAGAATCCAACTCCATAGCACGTAGAGTTGTATTAACACCCGATTGGGTTGATTCAATCTTATTAGAATAATCTGTAGTGAGAGATCCTGTTTCTAAGTCATAATCTTGTCTCTCAAACCACCCAAAATTTTTCGAGTTGCTGTCTGCTGCAGTTCCAGCGAGAGCATACTTTTGATTAGAGGCAACATATCTAATCTCGTCAGGAATATAGACACCATCAGTGCTTGCCGACTTATCAATTGCCTCAAAGAAATTTGTTACAACTTGCTGCCCGGAGGAACCTAAAAGGAAAAGGTTTCTGGCAGGACTATTAAAACCTACTGGCATTTATCTATCCTCAGCTAAAGTCCGTATTGCCTTGTCCGAATACTTTAGTTACACCAGAGTTATCGGTTACTATAATAAAAGTAAGTATATCAGTGTTTGATGTTGCAATTGGAGGAGAACCTCCAGACCACTGGACACCATTAGTAATTGCTGTGCCATCAACACTACAATCATCACCATATATAGCAGCAGTATTTGCTGAAAGGATTAATGTAATAGTCTTAGATTGACCGTTGGTTAATCCAACTCCAGTGAATGCCCACTCATCAATCTGCGCTGCTGCAGGTGTTCCACAAATTGTGTTAGCACCAGCAACATTAACTGTAAGAACGCTAGCAGATGGAGTAAGTACAGTACTGTAATTATTAAATACTTTCTCAGTGACCACACCACCGATAGTAAGAGATCCATCAACCTCCAAACTAGTAAGTGTTCCAACCGATGTCAGAGAAGAGTTAACAATTGTAGAACCAAGTGAACTTGCACTGAGTGCTAGTTGATTTCCAATAACAAACTTTTTACCGAAAGGAATCTCAAGGTTCTCGGTCATCACCCAATACTTATCAGTTCTTGAGTGATCATAGTAAATTCTCTTATCAGAGGTTCCCAAGATACGGATACCTCCACCATTTGCTGTCAAATCTGTAGCACCAGGAGATGTAAACGTTGCAGTTCCTTCACCAGTAACAGATGCAGAAAGAATGGCAGTGTTTCCAGAGATAGATGAAATAATAGTATTAGGAGGAACACTAATTCCACCAGTAGAAGATGTGACTTCCATACCAGGAATTAGTCCTGCAGATGGAGTGACAGCAGTAATTGTATCACTATTATTTTGCGTGATTGCAGTAAATGTTGCTGCTCCAACAGAAGCAAGTTCAATCTCTTTATCATCAACAGACACAACGTTTGAATTAATAGTAGTAACAGTACCATTAACTGTAAGTGATCCACCAAGTTCTAGATCCCCAGATACATTTAGATCATTTGGAACAGTAACTTTAAATGTATCATCTCCTCGAATCCATGCTTCAGTTCCAGATCCAATAACTAACTGTCTATTGCCACCAGGAACAGGTGGAATATAAGTAGCATTTGTAGAATTTTCATCATCGGAAGGACCAATAATAACATTACCATTACCAGTCAGTGCATATCCAGCATAGTATCCAATACAAACATTATTAGAACCAGTACTATTTCCAACCATGCTATCAGCACCGATAGAAACATTATTATCACCAGAAAGATTTGTAAGAAGAGAATCTTTACCGAGAGCAACGTTCCTAGATCCTATACCACATGCTCTTAATGCTCTATTACCAATAGCAGTATTAGATGCACCAGTATTTGCTGTTAATAATGTCTCAAATCCAAAAGCAGTGTTCTGAGATCCACTAGAAACAGAATTAATTGATCGTACACCAACAGCAGTGTTAGTGTTAACCTCACCAATTCCTCTTCCTATTCTCATAGGGTTCGTAGCAGTGCCACGAATAAGAAGATCATTCTCTCTTAAATCTAATTGCCCATGAACAATCACATTACCATCTGTAATAGTTCCGCTGTCATTAACACCGATTTCAAGATCTTCGTACACATGAAGATCTTGATTTAGTTTTGTAATTCCCCCAGCATTGCCAATTATTAATTGATCTGCTGCACCAAATGCAGTAATAGAAGTAGCATTAGCATTGAATAATGTTAATCCAGATGATCCAGTTGTAAGTCCACTAACAATACTTGGATTAGTACTAAACATAAGTGATCCAGTTCCTGTACTATCAGAAACAACACCACGCATTTGTGTAGATGTAGTAGATGCAAACGTTGCCAATGTATCAGAGGTCATTGCAAGATTGCCTCCGTTTCTAACGTTAACAGTTACAGATCCACTATTATTATCAGAAGTTAAAACAAGATCTCGATTAACATCGAGCGTTTTTCCAGATGCAATATCTAAAGTTGCTGATGCAGTGCTAACAATTTCAAGTCCATTAATAGCAGTTGCTGTAGCATTTCCAAGAGTTGGAGAATTTAGTGTGGGGTTTTGTAATGTTTTATTTGATAGAATTTGAGTTTCAGTTTCTGTTACAAATCTATTATCAACTGATCCGTCCCACGATCTCCAATACCCACCAGAGTTATTCCATTGAAGTTGTTTATATGAAATAACATCGCCATTAGAATTGGTAGTTAAGTTAACTTGGATACCACCATCAGTAGAAGTAAGATTTGCACCCCTTCTCATCTCAATAATATTATCTTCAACAATTAAAGTTTGTGTCTCTAGTATAGTTTGAGTTCCTGTTATTAACAGATCACCACCAATAGTTACAGTACTGCCATCGTCCTGAATAATACTATTAGATAATTGATTATTTCCACTATCCCATTTAATAACAGTATTACCAACAAAATTTGTATTATTTTTAAGAGAAAAATCTTCCAAAGTTTTAACAACACCACCCGATGCAGTTAGACTAGCACCAGTATCAGTATTAACAGAACTAATAGTAATCTCTTTTACACCACCATTTGTTGCCGTAGTGATATTAGCAGCACCAGCAGCAAGTAATCTAAAATCACCGAATGCCAGTGTCTCTGAGTTTGCAGCAAGTTTAGTTACATCATTTGTATCGGTAGACTCAACTGTAATACTATTACCAGATTGCGAAACTGTTACATTAGTACCACCAGTAAAATCGATATCTCCACTAGTAAGAGATCCAGAAGCTCCACCTTTTATTCTAGTCACTGTATTTGTAGATCCCACTGTAATAGTAGGATCACCACCAGAATCTACCCCCTGTGATACAGAAGATGCACCGCTTGCCAAGAATGTAAAGTTTCCAGAAAGAGCGGTTTGACCTGTAGTTGCTCTAATTCTTGTAATCGTATCAGTATCTTGACCCGAAACTGTAATCGTATTACCTGTTTGACTAATGGTAGTGAAATTACCAGCAGTTAAAATTACAGCACCGCTTACAGCACTACCGCCGGTAGCAGACTCAATAGTAGTAATGGTATTATTATCTGGTACATACCCAGATATAGTAATAGTATCGCTAACGTTATCTACAAATAATTCTAACGCATTGTATCCACTAGGTACAGACGCAGGAGGACCAACTGCAATTTTAATGTCATCATTATTATCATCGCTATCAAGCAGTCTAATAATTTTCTCTGTAGTAACTACAGAATTTTGAATTGAAATACTATAAGTTGTATTGGTATCAGAAAGAGTAAGAGATCCACCAAGAGAAACGGTTGCACCATTAACAACAAAACCAGAATTAACTAAGGAGCTGTTAGGGATATTCGTAATAGAATTATTGGATCCAGAAATAGTACATAGTTGTAATGTCTTATTGGATATATTCTGAGTCGCATCAAGGAAGACATCACCCGGAGTTCCCCAAGCAACATTATTTCCATCACTCGTAAGATATTTACCAGAACCACTATCACCACTAATAACAATTCCATTTCCAGTTAATTCTAGATTGTCTCCCGATACAAGCTCTTCAATTTTCTTTGATACGGCATTAACAATAAGAGGAAATCTATCAGACATCTAACTAAACCAAATGGGTACTAGTGCTCGTGTTTATTTATGCCTCAAGCAGAGATAATGATAGGACCGTACATAGAACCATGGTACTGACAAATATAATAATATGTTCCGGATGGAACTCCAGTAGTGTCCCAAGTAACTGGTCCATTGACAGTTCCTTGACCAGTAACTGTTCCTGCAGTCACACCATTAGAAACTCCGGTCGAAGGACTATTTTTTATCCAAAATGGATGTCCGCTAGCGGTTACATTAAATATTACAGTGTCTCCAACAGACAGATATATTGGTGGATCATTCTGATTTACAAAGGAACCATTTGAATGATTTCCCGTCATTGTGTAATGACTTGCTCCAGCATTACCTACAACAATCTCATAAGTTTGCGAACCATCAGTAAATGGTGCCTGATAATACATCGCTTTTCTGGGAAAAGTCATTCCAGTCGTGCGTTTTCCTCTTAAGTCATCACTAATAAATCCAGATGCTTGTCTTGGATTTTCCATATGTAGATACATATTGGGACTTCCCTGTCTACAAGTATTATCACCCAATCCACCACCATTAATATCAAATGTCATGTCCCCCTTGATTGACATTTTTTCAAGATAACCTCTCACATCTGCATTTGTAAATCTTCTTTTTCCAGTAGCAAGACATGCCATCACTCCACATACTTGCGGAGATGCCATACTTGTTCCTTGAATAGGATAGTAATAGTTGCCAGTACCTTGAGTGTACTTAGTATCATTAAATCCCGTGTTATTAAAAGAGGAAAGTATATAAACACCAGGAGCAAAAACATCTACACCGGGACCAAACTGTGTGAATGTTGCTCTTTTAAAATTACTACTTTTATCAAGTGCTCCAACATTAATTACATCAGTATCAGGAGTATTAGGCCATGCTCCCCTACAAAGATACCGAGTTGAACCACCAATATTTGCTGTATTATTCCAGTTATCATCACCTGGTGCTGCTATTAGCATGTTATCATTTCCAGCAGCACCAATAATCACAACACCGTCATCAATAGCATCCTGAACATCAGCAGCAATACCCGCTGAGTATGCGGGAATAGTATCCACCCCAAATCGTATTCCAAAGTCTGCTGACAATCCAGAAGTAGTCCATCCACTAGGACCAGGATTGCCAGATGTATATGTCACACCTTGCCACACAACATTATTAATATCAGACAGTTGAAGATTTTCATTAGGAGTATAGTAAATTCCACCATAACTATGATTAGTAATAGTTGGATTCCTCTCTCCAGTTTCAGGATTTACTGGTTTATACTTATGAAATGCTCTAAGATAATCATAGATGAGATAAGGACCCACTGATTGTCCAGACTGCCAACTTCCAGTAACTGCCAGATTGTAAATGTTTGCTTCTCTTGCCCACCCATAGTGCTGACCTGCTACGGTTCCACCAACATGCATTCCATGATATTTTGGATTAGTAGAAGTTTCATGATAGATAATTGTTCCAGTAGGTTCTGATTGGAAGTCGTCATCAATACTATTGACAATAGTATTCAGTTCATTAAACCATTGATACTGAACAAATCTCGTTGCTCCAGTCGAAGGACTATACCACTCTTCCGCATCATATCCCATTGGATCATCAACAACAACAACATCAACATGTTTTCCACTGTTAAAAACATTTACATCATCGTTAATAATACCAGATCCCCAGGAACCTTTTCGTCTTTGCGCTTGTGTTCCAGCGCAATGCAAATGTCCCCATTGAAAATAAGAAGGATTCGCTGAACTCTTTGAAAAATTCCCATCGACAGAATATGGTTCATTATTAATACTAATATTGTTTTGAGATCTAACATGTAAATCATCAGCACGTTCAATACCCCACACTCTAGGATCTTGACGTAATCTTTCTGCCTGTTCTGCTGTCATCATATAGTGTGTGTTCCTACTCATAGGACGCTTCAACACTAAAGGAAATCCAGTAAGCTGCATCTCATTATAAAATTTTTGCAAGTCTTCTCTATTATAGAGAGTTACTATGTAAATTTGATCTTCCATATCAAGACTCCAATGGCACAAATGTTAATGTCATCTGTAGATTAACTTGAGAACCACTAAGATTAGTTAAGGAAACATAAGTAGTATTATTTTGAATTGAACTAAAACCAATGACACCTGGAGTAATTAATTGAGTAGTAGATCCA